TGTTGTGTAGGGTTAGTATGTCCGCCTAGTCTTCGGTAATTCCCCCTGCGCGTATTCTTTCAACCATCGCAAAGTGACCACGAAGGCTTCCTTCCGATGCCTCATCCTGCGCGATATGACCGCCTACGCGGTTCTTGTATTCATCAAGTCTCCACACAAGAGTTTCTGCATACCTTCCACCTTCCATTGATGAACTATCCCGGTCTATTGTAGACACAGAGTAGAAGTCTTCACCGTGGCATACTGTTGTAGCGGCAAGAAACTTGCTAGCCATACCCATCCCTCACTGGTAGTTAAAAACGCGTCTTCTGCATTCGTGGATGGTGGCGACCCGTAGGCCGTCGCGCGCCTGAACCGTTTGTAACTCACCACCCACGAATGCAGGCTATCTCTAGCCAACACCCGCCGGACACATCACCCATCGGCAGTCCGACGCCGCCGCCCGTCCGTGGGCTAATCAGAATGGAATCGGCTCCTCGTCGCTGTCCGCCGGCTTATCACTCGCCACCGGTTGCGCGCTTGCAACATCATCACGCTTCCCGCCGGCCAATGTCAACGACGTAACGCGCACACTGATCTTTGCCGGATAGTCACCCTTGGCAGGCGTCAACGACACCTCGCCACTAACAACAACCGTCTGGCCTTTCTTCAGGTACGGAGATACTGCCTTGCCGCCCGCACCCCAGTACGCGCAGTCAATCCAGTGCGTCTGCTTCTTGTCGCCGTAGCCGCTGGTGCAGGCCACGGAAAAGTTACACACGTCCGTACCGCCGACCGTGTTGGTACGGCAATCGCCGCCCAGGTTACCGCTGAATGTGAACACGTTCATCCGAAAGTCTCCCCGTCTTCTGGTTGTGCGGCTGGTGCCACGATTGTTTCATCAGTTTCATGCACTTCAATCGGTGCCAGACCTTCAAGCACCTTCAACTGCTCGGCGGACAGTACGCCGGTCTTCTGGCATTGCGCGATGATCTGCTGCAACGTCATCGTTCCTTCCTTCAGTGCCTTCGCCATCGCGGGCACGGCCTTCTGGAACTTGTCCGCCGGATATGCTGTTTCGTCAACAACAAGCAGCGGCACATGGTACGGCTCGGTCTTCTTCTGGTTGATCCGCAACGTGAACGCCAGACCGCGTTCGGAAATGTGCGACATTGCGCGAATGCGAATACCGCCAACGTCGCCTCCTGCGTACTTCACTGACGGTTCGTAGTAAATCTGCACGCGCTTGCCGATCCATGCTGTGGACTCGCGCCCCCATGCGCCGGCCAGCACGCGCAGCATGCCTTTGCTCGGTTTCCACGGGCGGCCGTTGTCGCCATCGAAATACACAAACACCGGCTGCTGTGGCGTCTTGTGAACCTTCACGTCACGGATGCGGATGACCGGTTCCGCACCGACGATATCCAGCGCGTTCAGTTGGTCGCTTTTTGCCTCAAGTGCAAACGATATGTCAGCCATTACGCAATCTCCCCTGCCATTTCGTTATCCATCTGCGCGATGAACCAGCCAGGCATCGCAATCATGTGTGGGCTGCCGTCGATTCCCGGCCATTCGTCACGCGCCAGACAGTCGGCGTAGCGGTTTAGGTCGGCTCGGTACAGTTTGCGGCCGTACTCGACAACATCGTCTGGCAGGCGCACGAACGCGGTGCAGTGCGGCGCGTCTGACTCAACGACTGCAAACGACCAGTCGGTCAGCGTTTCGCCAGTTTCCCACTTGAACACGTCAGCGTAAAACGCCTGCTGTACGTGGTAGCGGTAGTTGACGATTGACTTACCGAACGCGTCGTCGCTGGCATCGGCTGCGGTTTTCAACTCAACGGCGCGGTTGCTGGCCGTCAGCCAGTCAAACCGTGCGCGAACCTGCACACCGGTTACGGGGTCGGTCGTGAAAAACGATATTTCCGCCTCACCAGCGGACGTCAACAGTGCGCGCATGTGCGGGTTACCGTTGACGGCTTCCTGCATGGCAACAATGCGGTCTGCCTCGGTCTGCGTGAGACAGAACTCCTCGCCCTTGGTTTTGACGGCTTCCTTCCAGACAGTCGACCGGCGGTCATCAACCGGCACGATGACGAACTGTTCGCGGAACGCTGCCGGCTCCAAAATTGCCGCGTGCGTTGCGCTGCCGATGGTCATTGCGCGTGTCGGTCCCTTGCGTGGTGCGTAACGAAAATGCGCCGGGCTGCGCGCAATCAAATTAAGGCCCGTCTTGCTGATCGAGTCGTTGCGGCTGTGATAATCCGCGTTTGACATACCATGATAGATCATTGTGTTTCTCCTGTGGTGCGCCGGTTGACATAGCCAGCGGACGGACGCACTATAAGCGGACTTATACACCGCGTCAACAGGGGGACGAATGAAAAAACAGGAAGCCATGGAACTGCTAGAGGCGCGAACGCAGACCGAACTGGCCGACCGGCTCGGCATATCGCAGGCTGCCGTTTCGCAGTGGTCGGAGGAACTGCCAGAACATGCGGTCAGACGCGTGGAGTCGCAGTTGTACCGGCGGATCAACAAGCGGGGGCGTCGTAATGCAACTCCGTGACGACCAACACGAACTGCTGAACGCCGCCCGCCAAGCACTGCGCACGCATCGGCGCATCATCATGCAGGGCAGCACGGGGTTCGGTAAGACGTTTATTGCGCTGACGATCATCCGCAATGCCATCGGCAACGGCAAGCGCGTCCTGTTCCTATGCCATCGCCGCGAACTGGTACGCCAGTCGTCGCGGGCGTTCTGGCTGCAAAACGTGCCGCACGGGATGGTTATGGCCGGCCGCGCTATGTCCAACACGCAGGCGAACGTCGGTGTCATCAATACCGTCGTGAACCGCATGGACAAGATGCAAAAACCCGACATCATCATCGTGGACGAAGCACACCGGTCGGTATCACCCATGTACCTGCGCGTGCTCGAGCAATGGCCGGACGCCATTGTCATCGGGCTGACGGCAACGCCAGAACGGACGGACGGTAAGGGGCTAGGTGCCGCTGGCTACACGGACATCGTGACCGCTCGCCCTATGCGCTGGCTGATCGACAACGGCATCCTGTCAGAGTACGAAATCATCGCGCCGGCATCGTCGCTGTCGCTGGCTGGCGTCGATATCAGGGCCGGCGACTACGCCACCGACCAACTGGCTGCGGCCGTCGATAAACCGACCATCACGGGTGACGCTGTACAGGCGTACATCGACCACGCGAACGGCGAGCGGTGCATGGTGTTCTGCGTCACTATCGAACACTCGCAGCATGTGGCCGAATCGTTCCGGGCGCGTGGCATACCCTGCGAACACGTTGACGGGAACCACACCGACGCCGAGCGTGACGCGATATTCGGCCGGCTGCGGTCTGGCGAGACGCTTGTCGTCACATCGGTGCAACTGGCTATCGAGGGTCTGGATGTGCCTGCTATCAGTGTGGTGCAGTTCCTGCGCCCTACCGCGTCCCTGATCGTGTACCTACAAGCCATCGGGCGCGGCCTGCGCGTCGAACCCGGCAAACGGCGGGCGCTGATTCTGGATCAGGTCGGCAACTGGGCGCGCCACGGGCTGCCTGACGATGTGCGCGAGTGGTCTTTGGAAGGCCGCAAGTCACGCAAGCGCGGCCCGAACGACAACGCGCCGGACGTGAACGTCAAGCGGTGCGCCAAGTGCTACGCCGTGTTCCGTACCGGGCCGGCCGTCTGTCCGTCGTGCGGCGCTCCGGTTCCTGGCGGTGGCCGTGACGCGCCGGAAACGGTTGACGGCACACTGGTCAAGATTGACCAGGACATGGTTCGCCGCGAACAACGTCGCGCACAGGGCGGGGCGCGCACTATCGAAGACCTTGTTGCGCTTGGCGTCCGTAGCGGATTCAGTCATGCAGACCGGTGGGCTGCCAACGTCTTTGCTGCACGCGCCGGCCGTAAACCGACACCGGAAGAATACTCACGGGCGAGGGCTGCATTGTGAACGCCGAAACCGCACTGCAACGCGAAATCATGCTCGCGCTATCCGAGGCTGGCTGCACCGTCTGGCGCAACAACACGGGGGCCGCACACAACGGGCGCGTCATCCACAAATCAGGCAGCACGGTCACGCTGGCCGACTCTCGCATGATCACCTACGGACTGTGCGTAGGGTCGGCCGACCTGATCGGCATACGGCCGGACGGTCGGTTCATCGCCATCGAAGTGAAAACACCGAAAGGCCGCGTCACGTCGGAACAGGAACGGTTCATATTCCACATCCAACTGATGGGCGGCATCGCAGGCGTTGCGCGCTCCGTCGATGATGCACTAACCTTGATTCGCGGATAGGGCGGCCACCCGAAAAGCACCTTGTCAGTGCCTTCCGCGACCCTTACTGACTACCCAACGACTAGGGGAATAACAATGTTTCCGCAAGAACTGCAATCGCTCCGTCAGTGGCTTGTCTGGAAGTTCGAGCCAAACGGCGACCGCAAACCGCGCAAGGTTCCATACTACGTCAACGGTAGCCGGCGTTCTGGTAAGCAGGGCGGCGACGATGACCGCGCCGCACTGACCGACTACGCGACCGCCTGCGCCGCGCTTAACGGATACGAGGGGCTTGGTTTCGCGTTCCTGCCGGGCGACGGTCTGGTCGGTATCGACCTTGACGGCATCACCGAGTCACCCGAACGCGCAGACCGGGCGCAACGCATCATTGATGCCTGCCAGTCGTACACCGAACACAGCCCTTCCGGTAACGGCGTCCACATCATATGCCGTGGCGAGACGGAGACATTCAAGTCCAACATACTCGGCATCGAAGTGTTCAGCGGCCGGCAGTTCTTTACGATGACCGGGCAGCCATACGGCGAGCCGCGCCCGCTCGTTGACGTGTCGGCGGAAGTGTTCGCCAAGATCAAGCGCACCGTCCGCGCCAAGGCACACGACAGCACTGCACCCGTCAGCGCGCCCGTTGTATCGACCGGCGACAAAATCCATGACGCGCTGGCCTACGTGTCTCCAGACTCCGGCTACGAAGAATGGCTGCGCGTCGGCATGGCACTGCATTCCGAACTTGGCGACGGCGGCCTTGGCGTCTGGGATATGTGGTCGTCGCGGTCTGCCAAGTACCCTGGAAACCGCGAAGTCGCATCGCACTGGCGTTCGTTCCGGTCTGGCGGCGGCATCACCATCGCCACCCTGTACGGCATGGCCAAGGACAACGGATGGAAACCGCCGCGCCGTGAGCCGCCACCGGTACGCACGCCGTCCGATGCCCCCACATCGGAACCGACCATCATTGACCCGAAGTCGCCACTGAACACTGCCCGCCAGTTTGTCGCTGAACGGCACACAGACCGCGATGTGGCTACGCTGCATTTCTGGCGCGGCGACTGGTATCGGTGGGCCGGGCACTACTACAGCATGATGGAAGAGGACGAACTCAAGTCCCGACTGTACGGGTTCCTTGAACGCTGCCTTCAATACGACAAGACCGGCAACCTTGAGCCGGTCAAACCCTGCATCAACATCGTCGGTGAGGTGATGGCCGCCTTGCGTGCCACGCAACTGCTGATGATTGAGGACGCGCCGGCATGGATCATCCAGCCAGACGTACCGATTGCGCCGTCGAACATCATCCCGTGTGGCAATGGGTTTTTGATCATTTCCACACGTGAGGTAATACCGTCTACGCCTAAACTGTTCGTCACCGCATCGCTTGACTTTCCCGTCCCTGATAACCCGCCTGCGCCGGCAGAGTGGCACCGGTTCCTTGCCGGCGTCTGGCCGGACGATCCCGGCAGCATCGAATCGCTGGCCGAGGCCATCGGCTACATGCTCACCGACCAGACCGACCAACAGAAGGCGTTCATGCTGGTCGGCCCGAAACGCTCCGGCAAGGGCACCATCCTGCGGATCATTGAGGCGCTTGTCGGCCGACACAACAAAGTTTCCCCGTCGTTCAACTCCCTCGGCACCGATTTCGGCCTTGCGCCGCTGATCGGCAAGCGCATCGCCATGATCAGTGACGCCCGCCTGTCGCACAGGGCGGATCAAGCGTCGATCACCGAGAACATACTCCGCATCACAGGCGAGGACTCGGTATCAGTGAACCGCAAGTTCAAGGACGCATGGAACGGCAAACTGCCGACCAAGTTCCTTGTCGCCACCAACGAACTGCCGTCGTTCTCCGATGCCTCCGCCGCGCTGGCGTCGCGGTTCATCATCTACCGGTTCACGCGGTCGTTCATCGGTAGCGAGGATTTTGGGCTGACCGACAGGATCAAGTCTGAACTGCCAGGCATCTTGATGTGGGCGCTGGATGGCCTTGAGCGCATGCGCACCCGTGGCCGGCTGCTACAGCCCGTCAGCGGGCAAGGACTGGCAGACGAACTGGAAGAAATGACAAGCCCCATCATGCAGTTCGTTGACGACGCCTGCATGATCGGCGGCGCGTTCTCCGTACCGGTCAGCGACCTGTTCACCGTCTGGCTGGAATGGTGCAAGGACAACGGCCGCGACCATCCCGGCACCGTACAGGTGTTCGGTAAACAGTTGACCGCCGCGTTTCCGACCATTACGAAGGCCAGACTGACCGACGACGGCAACCGTGTACGGTCGTACTCCGGAATCCGCGTCAGAACGTCCTATGACTGATCCGCGTCCGCGCAAACCCGGACGGCGTCCGCGCAGCGTCCGCGCAAACGCGAAAATAAAAACGGCTGAAACCCTTGGGAGAGTAAGGCGCGTCCGCGTGTGGTACAGCACGGTACAGTATTTTTAACACGTAAGGAGGGGAAGTCTTATTAGTAGAGAGAGGACGTGTATGTAATAGGGGCGGCTACAATGGTATTGGTCGCGGACGTGCGCGGACATCGCGGCCAGCAACTCACCGAACACGTGTACGCGACCGTCCGTCGCCTCCCCAAAAATAATCCACACAAACGCCGAAACGATGTGTATAGTTACCACATCGGCAGCAAGTGACGCCGACAACCAGACAGGGGAAAGGATCATGATCAAGGTAGACGACCTGCAAGTAGGCGACCGCGTAATGTTCAACAAGGCCTGCCCTGTTTATGTCCGAGAACTGAAAGCAGACCGCGTTATGGTCTCAAAGCAGCAAGACGGCATGGCGCTTTTTTCTATCCCTACAACGTCGGCAAACTTTGAAGACCTTCGTAATCGTGTGGAGTTGGCATGAGCATTGACGAAGAAATTGACGAGGCCTTTGATTATTGGGTCTTTCAGCACAGAAAGTTTATGCTTGATAACAATGAGCGGATTGCGGCATACGCACATCGGAGCAGACTTGATTTTGAGGCAGGTTACCGCGCTGCCGTTGAGTCAGCCAAGAAAACCGAATACAAGTACCAGACATTTGACGGCAGAGTAATAATTCCAAGTGTTTAGGGTTTTCCTAATAACTCAAAAAGGAAACGACAATGACTTTTGAACTCTTTGAGACCGGATCAGACGCACGCGCCGCCAGCCGTTGTGTTTGCACTGTACGCAATGGCGTTTTCTACGATGCGTTCAACGGCCAGTACCGCCCGCAGACTGACGACTTCGGCAACACTGTCGGCGTCCGTCCGATTCCTGCCGCCAATGGCTACCATCACCAAGGCTTCGGACTGCTGTACCTGTACGAACGCCTGCAACTCGCCTAACCACCCGCCCGCTTAACCAGCGGGCAAACCAATACAAGGACGCTAACATGCGCATCACCGTCATCCTTGCATCCGTATGGCTCACCGCCTGTGCCACAACCCCGCAGCCCATCATCGACCGCCAAAACACCCGCTACGACCAGTGCGTCGACCGCATCCACGAACAGGCGGCCAAGCGACCCGTCAACTGGTCGCTGGAAATCGACGCCTGCATGGGGCGCAAGGGCGAGGAATACGACCGATACCAGGCTGCCAAGGATTCCAAGTTGCCGCCGCGCTGGGCTGTGCAGGGTTCCAAGTGACCACACCAACCCCCAAACCCCGCACCACCCGCCGCAACTACACCGTCACGCCCGCAGACCATGCCGCGCTGCTGGCTGTGGGCGATGGGAACGCATCACGCGGCATACGCCGACTCATCGCGCTTGCGGCCATCAACGAACACCGCTAAACTCAAACCTTCGCCAGCCCTACAGCACACTCCAGCCAACCGCAAAAGGCTGTACGTGGCTGGCAACTCACAAGGACGCATCATGGCCTTCCGCGCACTTCACGACATCATCATCGTCAAGCGTGAATCTACCGACTCCATCATTGAGATCGTCGGACACAAGGAACACATCGGCACCGTGCTGGTAGCAGGCCCAGGCAAGTACTGCCAGAACAAGGAAACCGGCGCAGAGTGGTTCGTCCCGATGACAGTCAAGGCCGGCGACCGGATCATGTTCAGCCATCGGGCCGGAATGGAAGTCACCATCGACGGCGAGAAAGTCCTGTCCATGCACGAAGCCGACGTTATCTGCGTACTTGAGCCAGACGCCGCCGTCAGCATGACCGACGATTGGCGGCAGGAAGCCTGCGACGTTGTGGGGACTTACAACGTACACGGCCAGAAGGCTGTGAGGGTGTAATGGCCGAGGGCACCGTCGGAGCGCCGGAAGGCAACGAAAACTCAAGCCGCGATAACAGGATGTGGCGGAATACAATCAAGCGCGCCATTGCGCAGGGCAACCCTGACCGGCTGCGCGCCATTGCCGAAAAGTTGCTGGACAAGGCCGCTGAAGGTGACCTGTCTGCAATCAAAGAGTTAGGCGACCGGCTTGACGGAAAGTCCAGCCAGCAACTGATCGTCAACGGCGATGAGGAAGGCGGCGCGGTCAAGATCGAGCGCATCAAGCGGGTGATTGTTGACCCGAAAGCCTGATGCCAGAACTAGAGATAGCAACCCCTAGATGGGCTGTCCCGCTACTCAAAGACGCTAGATACAAGGGCGCAAAGGGTGGCAGGGGTTCTGGCAAGTCGCACTTCTTCGCAGAACTAGCCGTCGAGGAAATGGTCGCAGACCCCTACCTTGACTTTGTTTGCATCCGCGAAATCCAAAAGTCCCTGAAACTGTCCAGCAAGAAACTGATTGAAGACAAGATCAGGGCGCTAGGCGTTCAGCGCCTTTTCGACATCACGCAGACCGAAATCAGGCGCAAGGGAACCGGCGCTAACGGCATCATGGCGTTTCAAGGAATGCAAGACCATACGGCGGACTCTGTAAAGTCCCTAGAGGCATTTGGCCGGGCATGGGTCGAGGAAGCGCAGAACCTGTCCGAACGGTCATGGACGCTGTTGCGGCCTACCATCCGTGCGCCAGGATCACAGATATGGGCATCGTGGAACCCTGACCTGCCGTCCGACCCTGTTGATGCATTCTTCGCCGGCAGCCCGAACAATAGCGTTCTGGTACACGTAAACGTCGATGACAACCCGTTCAAGACGCAGGAACTGTTGGACGAAATGGAACTAGACCGGCGCATCTACTCGCCGGAGAAGTTTGCCAACGTCTGGGGCGGTGAATACAACCTGACCGTAGACGGGGCCATTTATGCCGCCGAACTGCGGCAGGCTAGGGTTGAGGGCCGCATCACCGAAGTCCCATACGACCCCCTGCTGCCCGTCCATACCTTCTGGGACTTGGGCGTTCTTGACCCAACATCCATATGGTTTGCGCAGTACTCAGGCGGGGAGATACGGATCATTGACTACTACGAGGCCAGCGACCTTGGCCTGTCAGCACATGCGCAAGTCCTGCTGTCCAAGGGCTACCAGTACGGCAAGCACTTTGCCCCGCATGACATACAGGTGCGCGACTTCAGCACCGGCAGAACCCGCCTTGAGGCCGCTGCCGCGCTTGGCATCCGGTTTGAGGTTGTCCCGCGTCAGTCGGTGGAAGACGGCATCCACGCCGCCCGGATGATGATGCCCAAATGCTGGTTCGATTCCATTAGAACAAAAACAGGGGTAAACTCCCTTTCTAATTACCGGCGAGCATATAACACGTCGATGGGAGAGTTCACCGCAACACCCGTACACGACCACACAAGCCACGCGGCTGACGCTTTCCGGTACATGGCTATCAGCCTGACCGAGGAAAAGCCGAAGCCAAAACGGATGGGTGGCAACTTCGGACACTCACAGGCGTGGATGTAATGGGCAAAAAAGCAGACGACGCGATTCTTGCCGAGGTGCGCAAGCGGATCAAAGCCTGCGCAGACGCGACATCCAAGCAACGCCAGCAAATGCTGGACGACCTGCGCTTCGCTGCCGGTGACCAGTGGCCGACCCTCGTCCGGGCGTCACGCGAAGACCCGACACAGCAAGGCGGCCCGCGTCCCTGTTTGACCGTCAACAAGATGAGTCAGTACATCCACCAGGTTGTGAACGACTCGCGCCAGAACGCCCCGAGCATCGACACGCGCCCGGTAGACGACGGTGCTGACGTTGAGGTGTCAGAGATTCTCGACGGTATCATCCGGCACATCCAAGACCAGTCCAGCGCACAAGTTGCCTACGACACGGCCATCGACATGTCGGCCCGCTGCGGGCTTGGATACATTCGGGTGCTGACCGACTGGCAGATTACCAACCCGATGCTGCAAGACATATTCATTCGCCGGGTCATCAACCCGTTTTCGGTCTACTTTGACGAAAACAGCACCGAGCCTGACGGTTCCGATGCACGCTGGTGCGCTATCTGCGACGAAATTGACGCGGACGTGTTTGCCGAGGACTATCCAGACGCCGAGCCGGATGGCATCGACGTGGATTCCATTGGCGACGACATGGCCGAGTGGTATCCCGAGCAGGGCAAGAAAGTCCGCATTGCCGAGTATTTCCGCAAGCGGGAAGTACCTGATACGCTGGTTCAGTTGTCTGACGGCACTATCGCCTACAAGTCCGACCTGCCGCCCGGCCTGCCAATGGGCATCGCCATCGCCCGTGAGCGCAAGGCGTACAAGTGTGTCGTGGAGTGGTACAAGGTCAGCGGCAGTGCCATCCTTGAGCGGTCAACGATCCCGTCCATGTGGATTCCGGTGATTCCCGTCATTGGCGAGGAAATCAATATCGGCAACGTGCGTATCTTGCGCGGTCTGGTTCACTCGGCCCGCGATGCGCAGATGATCTACAACTACATGCAGTCGGCTGCCGTTGAGCGTGTGGCATTGGCACCGATCCCGCCTGTGATTGCGGCTGCCGGGCAGGTTGAAGATTTCCAGTCCGAGTGGACAAGCAACAGCAACGTCAAGGTGGCACGCTACAATCCGGTGTCGGCTGGCGGTCAACTGTTGGGCGCTCCGCAGCGCACGCAAGCCCCTGACGTGCCGACCGGCTTCCTCGCCATCGCCAACCGTGCAGAGCAGGACGTACAGACGACCCTCGGCATGTACAACGCATCGCTTGGCGCGGAGAGTAACGAGAAGTCTGGTCGCGCAATCATGGCCCGCCAGCGTGAGGCAGACGTTGCCACGTTCCACTTCGTTGACAACCTCGCCCGGTCTATCCGTCATGTCGGCCGAATCATTATCGACATGATTCCGAAGGTCTACGACACCGAGCGCGTGGCCCGCATCCTTGGCAACGATGGGGAAACCAAGACGGTACAGATCAACCCCGACCAAGCCGAGGCCGTCCGCGAGTACCGCGACGAAATGGGCGAGATACAGAAAATCTACAATCCTGGCGTCGGCACCTACGACGTTACGGTAAACGTCGGCCCGTCCTACACCAGCACGCGGCAAGAGGCCGCCGAGGCCATGATGCAAATGGTGCAGGCTGTCCCGCAACTGATGCCAGTGATTGGCGACCTGATGATCCGCAACATGGACTGGCCGGGCGCGGAAGACATTGCCGACCGCCTGAAAAAGACGCTGCCGCCGAACCTGCAAAGCGACGACGAAGACACCGAGGAGTCGCCGCAGATGGCCGCCCTCAAGCAGCAAGTACAGCAGGTCATGCAGGGTGCCGCGCAGAAGATCGAGCAGTTGACTGCCGAGTTGCAAGCAGCCAAGTCTGGCGACCGTTACAAGGAAATCCAGTTGCAACTGGAAGCCGAAAAGATCGCCTTGGACAAGTACAAAGCCGACCTGAACGCCGCCATGCAGCAGGACAAACAAGCGCACGAGTCCCGCATGGCGCTGGCTATGCACGTCAACAAGAACAAGCACGACATCGACATGGTGGAAGCCAAGGCCGAAGCCGATATTGCCGTGAACATGGCAAAGGCCGGTCAGTCGGGTGCGGTTGACGTGTCGCTGTCCGTAGATGATCAAGGCGTTGCGTTATAACCGAATCGAATATAGACTTGACTTTGCTAGAACTTACCGGCCAGTCAGACCGGGGTAAATCGTGGGTATCCCATGTCAGAACTTGAGCAGGTGCCGACAACCGAGGCCGAAAAGCCTGAATTGGTCGAACCCCCGAAAGGGGAAACCGTAGCGGAAACGGGTGAAGCACCGCAGGAAGGGGAGGCGAAAACCCCAGAGGAAGGCAAACCGCACAAACGGTCAGCCGGAATTGAAAAACGCATGAGCGAGTTGACGGCCAAAAGACGCGAGGCAGAGGCCCGCGCTGAAGCCGCTGAACAACGATTGGCAGAACTGACTGCGCAGCCAGACGCCGAGGGTGAAAAACCCCCGTCGCTTGACGACTTCAACACCTACGAAGACTTCGTAGACGCGAAGGCGCGATATGCAGCCCGCCAAGAGTTCAAGGCGCAACAGCGTACCGCTGCCGAGGCTGGAAAGAGTGCTGCTAATGGGCAGCGTGAGGAAGTGTTGAAGGCTGGCTTTGCGGCGCAAGTCGAAGATGCCAGAACCCGATACACCGACTTTGACGCTGTAGCGTTTGACCCGAAAGTGCCGGTAACGGCGGCGATGCAGGCTGCAATCCTTGAGTCTGACATGTCCGCAGACGTTGCCTACCACCTAGGCAAGAACCCAGACGTAGCGTTCCGACTGGCAACCATGTCTCCGTTGGCTGTGGCTCGTGAGATTGGCAGGATTGAACAGACCATTCTGTCCACTCCTGCGGTAGTGAAAGCCACGCAAGCGCCTGATCCGATCAGTCCGGTAGGTCAACGCTCTGCCCCCGTGCAGAAAGACCCCGACCAGATGACAGACGCAGAATACTTCGCGTGGCGGAAATCCCAAAAATCCGCGAGGTAATTTGACATGAGCAACGCGACCCTTTCCCCGACTGCGGTTACGCGCCGCGCTCTGGAACGCCTGCAAAACAACTTGGTTTTCACCAAGCAGATCAACCGCTCCTACGATTCCTCGTTCGCCAACGAGGGCGGCAAGATCGGTACGTCTCTGAAAATCCGCCTGCCGAACCAGTACACGGTCCGCACCGGCGCTGCACTGGCCGCACAGGACACGTCGGAAGATTCCGTCACCCTGACCGTTGCCACGCAGAAAGGCGTTGATGTCAACTTCAGTTCTTCGGAACTGACCATGAGCATTGACGACTTCAGCGAGCGCATCCTGGAGCCGGGCATGGCTGAACTGGCTGCCAACATCGACTTCACCGGCATGGGTCTTTACAGCGACATCTACCAACTGGTAGGCACCGCTGGCCAAGTCCCCAACACCGCGCTTGTGTACCTGCAAGCCGGCCAGAAGTTGGACGAATCAGCAGCCCCCGGCGACATGCGCCGCATGATCATCAACCCGGCAGCCAACGCCAACACGGTAGACGCGCTGAAAAGCCTGTTCAACCCGTCCGGCAAGATTGCCACGCAGTACGAAAAGGGCTTGATGGGCAAGAACGCGCTTGGCTTTGACTTCTACTCCTCGCAGTCGGTCAACGTCCACACCTGCGGCACGCGCACCAACACGACCCCGATTGTCAACGGCACCGTCACAAGCGGTTCCAGCATCGTGGTGTCTGGCGCTGGCAACGCGGTCACCTATACCGTAGGTGACGTGTTCACCGTTGCGGATTGCTACGCGGTCAACCCGCGCACCAAGCAGTCCACCGGGTCGCTTCAGCAGTTCGTGGTCACCGCCGCCAACACGTCGAGCGGTGGAGGCGCTGTTACCTTGGCTGTTTCTCCGGCCATCGTGACTAGTGGCGCGAAGCAAAATGTGTCCTCGACTGGCGTTGTCAGCGGCAAGGCGCTCACGTTCTTCGGTGCCGCTTCCGCGGTGCTGGCACAGAACGTCGCGTTCCACCGTGACGCCTTTGCTCTGGCCACTGCCGACCTGATTGTTCCGAAGGGCGTTGACTTCGCATACCGTGCTGTCAACGATGGCATGTCGCTGCGTGTCGTGCGTCAGTACGACATCAACAACGACCTGTTCCCATGCCGCATGGACATCCTGCACGGCTTCAAGACGATCCGCCCGGAACTGGCCTGCCGCGTCAGCGCCTAAACAAAGCGGGCCGGTTAGCCGGCCCTGCTTTCAATCATTTGAGGAGATACAAAAATGGCTATCAATCAAGTTGGTGACGGCGGGCCGGATGGCGTCAAGTTGCCGGCCACGAAAGTCGGATTCTACGGCACAACCCCGATTGCACAACCTGCGACCGTTGCTGATGCGACTGACGCGGCTACTGCAATCACCACGGTCAACACCGTTATTGACCGTTTGCAAGCACTCGGTCTGATCGCTTCTGCCTGATGAAAGAGGCGGGCCGGCTGTTCATCGCCTCGCCCGCCTACTCGGGTACGTATTGTGCTGAATACGTTGAGTCACTGGTCGCTACGACCAAGGATTGCAGCGCGCACGGGATCAAAACGCTTTACAAGCAAGTGAACGGCGTCCACTGGATTGATATAGCGCGGGACATCCTGGCGCATATCTTCCTGCACACGGACTGCACGCACATGCTGCAAGTCGATTCAGATTTGGGTTGGAGTCCTGACGCGCCGCGAAGGATGATGGAACGTGACCTGCCGATCATCGGTGGAGTCTATCCATTCCGCGCAGACATCGAGACGTTTCCGACCGCGCACCACGGGTTACAGGGTGGGTTTATGATGATCCGCCGTGACGTGATAGAGAAGATGGCCGCTCCGTTGCCGAAGTACAAGTGCGCTGCGCTGCCTTGGGGACAAATGCACGTTGCGCCGCTGTTCACGCGCATCATGCGAGAGGACGGATATACCGGCGAGGACTTCGCATTCTGCAGTCGGGCTTTTGACGCAGGGTACGAAATCCACGTAGAGGACAACATTGACTTCGCGCACGTCGGTTCTAAAGCGTGGCGCGGTAATTTTGCGAACCGGAGTCAATGATGGCGACCGCACAACAACTGATCAATCAATCACTCCGCATCCTTGGCGTTATCGGTGCAGGCGAGACGCCTTCTGCCGAGGATTCCACCGACGCGCTGACGGCCCTGAATGGCATGCTGTCGTCGCTGTCGCTTCAACGCCTGTCGGTCTACGCCGAGGCGCTAGATAGCAAGACGCTTATTCCGTCGCAGCGCGCCTATACCATCGGTACCAGCGGCACTCCCGACTGGTCAACGCAGCGGCCTAACGCCATCAAGTCGGCATTTGTGCGTGTTGGCCAGAATGACTATCCCGTTCAGATCGTTGACCAAGACACCTACGACGGGTTCGTAGACAAGTCCGTTTCCACCGACATCCCAAATCGGCTGTTCTACGACTCGACCGCGCCGAACGGGACGATCTACATGTACCCGACGCCATCGGCAGCCAATGTGCTGTACATCCGTGCGTGGCGTCTGATCGAGTCGTTCGCGTCACTGTCCGAAGACGTAGACCTTCCCACCGGATGGGTAAACGCGCTCAAGTGGGCGCTGGCACGCGAACTGTCAGCCGAGTACGGCAAGCCGATCACGCAAGACATCGAACGTATGTATCTTGAGTCGCTCGGCAACATCAAGCGCCTGAATGCTTCAGGAAATCCCATCCTTGGCGACCTGTCAGAACTGACGCGCCGTGGCCGGTACAACGTCTACACTGATCAGGGTGGTTAAATGGCTCGCATCGGTATCGTCGGGCCTGCCTACGCGCTGAACGACGTGGGAGCCGCTGCGCAGCGGTGCGTTAACCTGTTCCCGCAAGCCATCGAAGTGCCGAACGAGCCGGCGCGGATCATGCTGCGCAGTACGCCAGGATTGGCTGTCGCCGCCACGGTTGACGCTTCCGAACCTGTGCGCGGTGCCATCAACGTCGGCAACGGGCTGGCGCTGGTCGTCTGCGGCACTGGCGTGTACACGGTCACCACGGCCTACGTTGCCACGCTGGTCGGCACGCTGGTCACCTCGCAGTCGGTTGTGTCTATGGCGTCTAACGGTCAGGAAATAATGATCGTTGACGGCCTGAACGGTTATTACTACGACATCAATGCCAACACACTGACGCAGATCAGCGACCCTGATTTCCCGGGCGGCGAGATTGTCTGTTTCATTGACGGCTATTTTGTTGTCAGCGACCCTGACACACAGGACATCTACATCAGCGGCATCTACGACCCGTCAACGTGGGCGGCGCTCGACTTTGCGGCTGCCGAGGGTGACCCTGACAACATCGTTTCACTTGCCATCCTCAACTCCCAGATATGGGCGTTTGGAGAATCGACTGTTGAGCCGTTCTACAACTCGGGCAATGCTGACTTTCCTTTCGCCCGCGTGTCCGGTGCGCTGATTGAGAAAGGCTGCGGCGCTGCGCACTCGGTCGCCAAGTGTGACAACTCGGTATTTTGGCTGTCCGACCAACGTGTTATCTATCGCTCGCAGGGCTATCAGGCCATGCGTGTGTCAACGCACGCTATTGAAGAATCCATTGCGCGTTACGACACCGTGAGCGATGCCATCGGCATGTCCTACGAACAGGAAGGCCATTCGTTCTACGTGCTGACGTTCCAGACGCAGGGTGTAACTTGGGTTTACGACGCTGCCACGGGCCTGTGGCATGAGCGCGGCGAGTGGAAGGAAATCGACCAAGGCACATACGGCTTCGGTCGCTGGCGCGCAAATTGCCTGTGCTACTTCAACGACGGCATTCTGGCCGGCGACTATGCAAACGGCAAAATCTACACGTTAGACCTTGACACCTACACCGACAACGGCGTCGGCATCATCCGTCTGCGTACCAGTCCGCACGCCCGTGCAGGTTCGTTCAACCGCATATTCCACAAGTCCCTGACACTGACGATTGAAACCGGCGTCAACGGCATGACTGACGCGATTCCCATGCCAGAGCCTCAGATCATGCTGCGCTGGTCTAACGACGGCGGCTACACATGGGGCAACGAACTGTGGCGCTCACTTGGCGCGCAAGGCCAGTACAGCCTGAAAGTAGACTGGCACCGGCTCGGCATGGCCCGCACCCGCGTGTACGAAATCCGCGTCAGTGACGCCGCCCGTGTGTCGATCATCGACGATGACCTAGAGGTCGCAGCCGGTGCCACTTAATCTGATCCCGCCGCCGTTACAGCATCCGGTTATCGGGCCTAACGGCATGGTCACGGTTGCGTGGGCGTCCTACTTTCGTTCCCTGTCCACAGCGATAGATGGCGAGTTCGCCGGCCTGACCGCTGCGGATATTGGGCTTGGCAACGTGCAGAACGTAGACCAGACCGATGCAGACAACCTGACCAGCGGCACCGTGGCGACCGCAAGGCTGCCGGACGCCGCACTGATCGGCTATGCACTGATGGGCTATGGCGTGAGTTCAGGCGCGCTGACGGACGGTCAGACGCTCTATTGGGGCGGTCAGCCTGGGGAGTCCGTCACCACAACGCCAGCAGTCCGCAAAATCTACATACCGAAAGCGGGCACCATCACGGCCTGCTACGCATGGGCGCTGGCCAGCACAACCGGCAGCGGTGAAGCATGGCCGCTGTACATTCGGGTTAACGACACGACCGACTACCTGATACAGCAGACCGTTGCTGCGGAGACTTACCGATTCTGGGGCCGCGTTGACGCTTCAGTGCCGGTCGAGGCTGGCGACTTCATAGAGTTCAAGATGGTCAACCCGACATGGGCGAGCAACCCAACGATAGACGGGTTCGGCGGGTGCGTGTATGTGTCCTAATGGCATAACGGCGCGTGACCTTATAACCAAAACGTGCGAACATTGCATTTATAGTTGGCTGGTACAGCCGTAGGAGTCGTGATATGGGTCCAGGTATGGCAATGGCTGCCGATGCGGGCATTAATTTGCTCGGCTCATACATGGCCAGCAAAGCGCAGAAAAAGGCGCAGGCCCGCGATCAGGCATTCCAACGGGAAATGTTCCAGAAACAGGTTGACTTGCAGCAGCCGTGGCGGGATACCGGCATCGGTGCGCTGTCTGACCTGCGCAGTCTGATGTCCGACCCGTCGAAACTGCAAGATTCTGCCGCCTACCAGTTCCGGCTTGGCGAAGGCCAGAAGGCTGCCGAACGCAACCTTGCGGCCCGTGGTGGCACGCTTGGCGGTGGTGCTTTGCGTGAACTTACCCGCTACGGTCAGGGCATGGCTTCGGACGAGTTCACAAACCAGTTCAACCGGCTGGCATCCTTGGCCGGCATCGGTCAGTCTGCGACCAACGCAACGAGCAACGCCATCGGCAACTACGCGCAGGCCGGCAGCAACGCTATCACCGGCATGGGCAACATCAACGCATCGTCCTATCAGGGTGCCGCCAACGCCATCAGCGGCGGGATTGGCGATTACATGAATTACAACCTGATGAGGGACTTGTATGGCGACGGTGGCGGCAGCGGCGGTTATTCCGGCGGCATGAAAGCCCCACGCGCTGACACGGGGTACTAACCCATGCCAATCGACTACCGCATCCCCGCTGAAATCGGCGCAATCCGCAGCCGGATGATCGACCCGATGACGCTGGCGAACTTGCGTGAGCAGGTAACGCTGCGCCGTGAAAAACAGGCGCAAGAACAGGCGCAAATGGAGCAGCAGAACACGCTGCGGAACTTGCTGTCGCAGACGGTCACACCTGAAGGCCAAATCAACCAGAACGCCTTTGCCGCCTACATGCAAAGCGGCGGCGACCCGCGTGACGTTGCGGCTGTTCGGCAGTCGATTATGGGGCCGCAGGAAACGGCGAAGTTTACCGCGCCGCGAACGGTGCGAGACGTTGTACGCGAAGGCAAGTCCGGACAGTTGGTTATTACTCCGGAAGGTGAGCGGTTCGAGCCGTATCCGGAAGAAAAGCCGGCAGCACCCAAGTCTCCGCAGCGCGCCCCGCTTGGCTACCGCTACAAGGACGACGGTTCGCTTGAGCCGATCCCCGGCGGCCCTGCGGCTGGTGGTGGCATTGGTGGAAAACCGCCGACCGAGAGTCAGCAGAAGTTCTCCTTGTACGCGCAGTCGCTTGGCGATGCGTTGCCGTCTCTCAATCAGTTGTATGCGACTGGCTATCAGCCGTCGCCGGCGGCATTGAAACTGATTGCACTTGACCCGACCGCGTGGAGTACTAGTGGCTTGATGGGCGGAATGAGTCAGCCAGACCTTGAGTGGGCAAGTCTTGTTCAGGGCATTTCTGACGCAATCGTGCGCCCCCGTTCTGGCGCGGCAATCACCGCAGGCGACGTTGCCAATACGCTGTCGGCCTATATCCCGCTGCCAAGCGAAGGGCCGGAAACGCGCCGCCGTAAAATGGCGAACCTTGAAAAGCAGCGCACCTATCTGATGAACATTTCCGAGGGTCGCGGCGCTGGCATCAGTAAACCGACCGCACCGGCAGTACCGTCTGGCCGCCCCGCAACATCCGGCGGCAAGCAACCCGCGCGCCCACCACTGTCCGCATTCGGAGGCAAGTAATGGCTTTCGATTACGAAAAAGCGCGCAAGGCTGGCTATTCTGACGAAGAAATCGCCACAAACCTTGCCGAAAAACACGGCATCGACGTGCAGAAAATCCCACCGACAATGGCATGGGATCGGATTGCCGCTGAACTTGTCGCACTGGATAGCAAGGTTGTGCCGGCCAGCCCCGCTGTAGACCCCTACAAAGGCGCAGAACGCGGCGACATCAGGCGCAATTTCATCCCGCTTGGCGCTGCGATGATGGCCCCCGTTGCTGGCGTTCGGCAGTTGTTCGGCAACGAGCAGGCTGGCGCGCAGGCGCTTGAGGCGCAGGACGCGATTGCGCGTAACATTCCAGGCGGCCAAGGCGGGATGACTGCCGGCAAGATTGGCGTCACGTCATTGCTGGCTGCGCCTACGTCTGGCGTCGGCGCTGGCGTCACTGGCGCGGCTGGCGTTGCCGCCCGCGCCGCCGGTGCTGGCGCAACGCTCGCTGGTGCCCGCGCGCTTGACCCTATGCGGCCAGATCAAAGCCGCGCATGGGAAGCCGCCAAGACTGGCCTTGTAGCGGCTGCCATTTCACCGGCGGCCGAGGGCGTTATCGGCGGCGCATCGTGGCTTGCCGGTAAGGGAATCGACGTTGCCAAGTCCGTCGCCAGCAAGTTTGCCAACGGCCCGCAGCCAAGCGGTGCGCAGGTTCAGCAAGAACTGATCCTTAAACTCAAGGCGCAGGGCGTTGATTGGGCGCAGTTGAGCGACAAGATCAAGGAACAACTGACCAAGGTTGCCAGCGAACCGCTGACCGATAATGCGCTGGTGCGTGCGGCCCGTGTCGAGCAGACTATCGGCGTCCCAGCGACACGCGGGCAGGCTGAACGGTCAACCGAGATTATGCGCAACGAACAGCAGTTCGGCGGCCAGTCTATCCTTGACCGCGAGGCGGCACAGAACGACGCATTGCAGGCCAAGTTGAGCGAACTGGCAACGGCTCGCGGTGGTTCGCTTGACCCAATGCGCCAAGGCGAAAGCATCCGCAATGCGACGATTGCCAAGCAGACGCAGGCCGACGACGCTATCAGTGCGGCTTACAAGGCTGCGGATGAGGAAGTCGGCAGCGTTCCTGTATCGGCTGACGCATTTGCTGAAATCATCAGCAAGAACCCACTTGTTCCGGGCGTTGATACCATCGCCGCGAAGTTGAAAAAGGCCGGCGTCAAGTTCGACGACAACGGCGACATCATCGCTGGTCAGTCTATCCCCGCGTCCTACATGGGCGAGATTCGCAAGGTAGCGTCAGCCATGACGCAATCGCCAGAACGCGCAGCCATCGGCAAGTCTGTCAAGGACGCCGTTGACGACACCTTTGCGCAGTCCGGCATCAAGCAATACGCCGAAGCCGTTAGCCGTGCACGCGCAGGGTTCGCACAGTTTGACAATCGGGAAATACCCGCCGCCATCCTTGCCACCCGTAAGGGTGTCGAGTCGATCAAGGCGACCAGCCAACTGTCAGACTGGGTTATGGCAAAGTCGCCGGAACAGTTGCGCGAACTGAAAGTGTTTTTTGCGCGTGGCAACGAGAAGAAACTGCGCGAGTTCTACGGCGACAACGCGGCCAAGTCCGGCGTGCAGGCAGTCAACGACCTGAAGGCTGCCGCTATCGGTGCCATCATCAACAAGGGCGTCCGCAAGAGCGCAACGGCGGAAGGTGGAACGTGGACGGCAGACCCCGCTGCCATCGTGACCGCCTATCGCCAGTTCGGGGGCGGGCAAGGGCCGGCAGCCATTGCGCGGGCCGATGAGAAGATGCGCGCCATTCTCGGGGCTGGCGACTTCCAGAAGTTCAAGTTGCTGATTCAGGTGGCGGAAGACTTATCTGTTCCTGGACGTGCGCAAATGAAAGGTTCTGCTGACGCCAATACCAACCTTGCGATGCGCTTCCTGTCGGCTATGGCTGGTTCGCCGGCTGTCGGTCTTGAGGCTGTCGGCATGGCAAGGGGCGCGGCTAGTGCTGGCAGCGGCAAGAAGTCGGCGCAATGGACGGCAGAGCAGCAAGCAAACAGCATGGGCAAGACCGTCATTAACGCTCGCGGGCCTCGCATTGCCGCTGGTAAACTAGGCTCGCTGGAGTCGTTGAGGGTGGATAAGTAATGGCACAAATAGTCAACAGTCCCGTCTTCCAAGCCTTCGACGACGCGGGCGGCTTTCTTGTCGGCGGGTTGCTGTACACCTACGCGGCAGGCACCAGCACGCCGAAAACTACTTGGTCATCGTCTACCGAGTCGGCACCGAACGAGAACACGAACCCGATTGTTCTGGATGCTCGTGGTGAGGCGATTTTGTACGGTTCGGGAACATACAAGTTCGTCCTGAAAACGTCCGCAGGCGCTACCATTTGGACGGCTGACAACATCGCCATCGGCGGAACGGTCACGACTGCCGACATTGCAGACGGTGCTGTCACGACTGCAAAACTCGCCAGCAACGTGCTGTCTGCCGATGCTACCGGGCGTGGCAAGATGCAAGACGGCTTCGTCACGTCGGCAAAGTTGGCCGTTGTTGCGCTGCCTTCTGGGTCGACTGCTACCACGCAGACATCCAGCGACAACAGCACGAAGGTCGCCACGACTGCTTACGCTGATGCGCAGGCCACTGTTGGCTATAGCGCGGCCATCGCGCAGGCGCGTCTGTACGACGGTATCAGGGAAACACTCGACACCGTTACATCGACGGCGGGGTCGATCATCCCTTATGACGACACAGTGCCAACCGTGTCGGAAGGAACGGAGATATTCTCTGTCTCCTATACTCCAACGTCCGCGTCTATCGACCTTGCCATTGACGCCTTTATTCCAGGCACCGGCAACGACAACTACGCACGGACTGCTGCCGTTTTTGTCGGTAGCACATGCATTTCCGCAGTTTCCGTCTACGGTGCCAGCGGGGTGAATATCATCCTTGCATGCAGTGGAATCTACAGCCCAGTCAGCACAAGCCCTGTGACAGTTTCCGTCAGGGTAGGCAGCGCCGCTGCGGTTGATTTCTACGTCAACGGCGGCGACAACGCCGGCAACAGGAAGAACGGCGGCGCTACCAAGTCAACGCTAACTATTCGTGAAATTACACGGTAAGAGGATTCAGAAATGGCAATTCGTAAAGTAGCGGTACAGATTGGCAACGGTGGCACTACGTCAGATTGGATTGCGGCCAAGGACATCGCAGACAACGGCACGCTGTCGATTGTCGGCGTTGCCACGCCGGGAACGGTTGACGCCGTTGCGCTGTCTATCGAGTTTTCGATTGATGGATCAACCGCGCTGGCAGTGACCAATGAAGCCGGCACCGCGCAGAGCATCGTGCAGGCTGCGAACACTTACGTGTCGTTGCAACCGGCGAACTATCCGGTCGTCCCCGCGTTCTTCCGGCTCAAGGCCGCAGGCGCAGTGGCAGCCGCACGCGACTACACTGTTGTTCTGCGGGACATTACGTAATGTTGCTGCTGCTCAAGTCGGCTACAAGCGGCGGCGCAGGTGCTGCGTCTTATCCATTGGACGACGACGGCACTCTAGCTGCCGCATTCGGCTTCGGCTGGCTTGAGACTGACGCGCCGGATTACCACAACGCGGACTACACGTATCTGGCACCGGCTACGGGCAACCTTGCGGCTGCCTTGCCGACTGCTGCGAACGCATGGACATCGCAGGCCATCGTAGTCGATACCGGCACGATTCTCGCTTGTGAGGCTGTGATCAATTCCGTATCGGCTGCGCAGTTTGCCAATCTTGGCATTGCGGCTGCGGCTTCGTCCGGTGGTACTCCGTCGGGTGTTGCGGTGACCAACTCCATCGACAACAACGGCTCCCCGCGCTGGCTGGTATCTGGCACGGGTGGTACTCGGGCACGCTCTGGCGCGACTTCCGGCTACCGCGTCGGCATCGAGCTGAACGGCAACGACGGCACGATCACGATGCGGTCTAGCGACGGGTCGGCGCTGTGCTCAACGACGTTTACCCCAGGAACCGCGTTCACGTTCTACCTGTTCATCACCGACGCGGGAACGCCTGCTGCCGGCCAGACCGCGAGCATTACCCTTGTCCCGGTCGGTGCCGACATGCAACTCGGCTATTCGGCAGGGACTACCGACTTTAACGGCGATGCGTGTCCGCAGACTGCCGCCGTGTGGAATCCGTACTTCTCGAATGCAAGGGTTGGATTTTCCAACGCAAACCTTCGCGCCACTCTGCTGGAAGTCTCCAACTGGTCAAGTTTCGGGTCTACCGGCGTGATTCTGCCCGGTGAGAAGAAATGCTTCGGCATCATCGTCGGAACAGCCGGGAACACGATGATCGGGTTCGGCAACTCTTCTGCTTCGGTAGTGGACAATCAGTTCCTTGGGTTTACGGCTGACGCAGTAGGGTTCTTCAATGCTGGGCAGGTGTACTGGAACGGGTCAGGCTCGACATATACGCCATCGTGGACTTCCGGCGACTTCATTCTGCTTGCCATCAACCGGGTAGACAACGAAGTGACGCTGTACAAAAACGGCGTGGCTGCGGCGACCATTTCCATACCTGCGGTGACTGGTGATTTGATCCCGATGGCGAGTTTCGAGGGGTTAACGGGCCGCTACATCGACGGCTATTTCGATCCGGACACGTTCCCGAATGCAGCGCCGACAGGGTACACAGGGGTGACGACATGATCAGCGTTGAGTTTCTTTGCGAACAGCACGCCGTAACCCGGTCAGCAACGGATGGCCAGACCGTGACGTACACCGCTGATCCTGGCGTCGTGCTTAAAAAACTGTCCGGCGGGATTGAGTCGGTTGTATCTGCCCCGTCCCCATTCGTTCACCACGGGCCTGACTGCGACTACATGCTTGAGTGTGTCAGTTATTCCGGCGCTCCTGTTTACGGCACTCTGTCCATCGAGGGGGCCTGACGATGAGCGCACCGAAGAAAGAACACTGGCTGCGATTCGTCCCCGAGGTATCTGTCGGCACGCTGCTGACGATCTGCTCGGGCTGCATTGTCGCTCTCGGATTCTTCTACACGATGGGCGTGGCTGTCGCTGACAACGACCAGACCAACAAGCGGCAGGACGCCGACATCACCCGCGTGGCCGAACAGGTCGCTGCTGTGAAGGCCGCGACTGACACGCGGGCCGAGAAGCTCGACACGAAGATCGAGGAAATGAATCGCAACATCGTTGCGCTGATGGTGGCGCAAGGGGTCAAGCCGGCAGGGGGTGGTCAGTGAGCCTATCCAGCAAGCAGCGCAATTTCGTGCGCATGGTCGGCCTGCTGATCGAGCATGCCTACCAGCAAGGCTATGAACTGACGTTCGGTGACGCATACCGCGATCCACGGCTTCACGGCGCGATGGGGAAAAATGGCGGCTACGGCGCGCCAAACAGTTGCCACAAGTTGCGTCTGGCGGTCGATTTCAACCTGTTCAAGGATGGCAAATATCTGACCGCCACCGACGACTACCTGCCGCTCGGTTTATACTGGGAGTCAATCGGCGGCACATGGGGCGGCCGGTTCAAGGACGGCAATCACTTTTCGCTGGAGCATGAGGGCTTCCGATGAAACTCGCAGACAACATCAGCAAAGCATGGAGCGTGTGGCTTCTGTCCGCAGCGACCGCTGTGGCTGGCCTTGAGCCGTTCTTTCCGGCGCTTAAAGAGGCATTGCCGCCGAACTGGTACGCGATTGCGCTGCCGGTCATCCTTGTGGCTCGGGTTATTAAGCAGGCAGCCAATGAGCCGCACCCGTAAAGGCGCAAAGTCCGCCGGCTGGGAGTTCTGGTCGCGCAGGCCGGGACGCGGAAGGGGCGTGCATGCAAAGCGGTTCTGCATTCGCACAGAGAGGCAACAAGGAAAGCGCACGGCGAGGAGCATCAATGATGAACATGACCCCCACTGACCGCTGGATGGCGCTACTCGGCGTCCTTTTCATCCTGACCGTTGTCCTTGTCTGCGGCATCGCTATCGGCGGTTCCTCGTGCGCCGCTTCGGTGTTCTGAATACCGTGTGGTTCTACGTCACGGCGTTCGCCATGATGTTCCTGTTCATTGTCGGCCTGTTTGTGCTCGCCGGAATGTGGCTTGTCGGCCGCTTGAGTCCTGACGATGAACCGTGACGCATATCTGGCGATTGCCTGCGGGCTGCTAGGGCTTGCGCTGGGGTATGCGATATGGGGCAGGCAGACGGAAGTGATCATCGAAGCGCCCGCGCCATCGGTGACGTGGCAGGACGGGTCTGTAACGGCTGCCCGCGTTGTCAACGAAAAGCCTAAACTGCCAGCACCATCAAAGCCGAAAGGCGGCAAGCCTATCCGCACGGTTGAAGTGACGGTTCAGCCTGTCGCCAAGCCAGACGCGCCACCCTGCGAACCCGTCAACCTGCGAATCGACCTAGACCAATACAAGGACGGCATCCGCGCATCGGTAATTGCCGAGAATGGCTCGGTAGTTGACGCGGCGGATTATCCCGTGTCACCACTGATACGACCTGTGGAGCGCCCGTGGTCTGCCGGCGTGGAAAAGGATGGCGACAACTACCGGCCAGTAATCCAACACGATATTGGCCGGCTGATCGTCGGTGCTACCGTCGGTGACGGGCTGCGGCTGCGGGTGTTGTATCGGTTCTGACCGCCTGTCGGAATAATGCGTTAGCACACACTCCTGTTGCTACTCTTGACCGCACTGTCAGCCACAGGAAAGTCAAGCATGGATTCCGCCTATCTTGAGTTCTGTATCACCGACGAACAGCGGCGCGTGCTAAATGCCGTCATCGAACACAAGTCAAACTCAAAGGCGGCGAAGGCGCTAGACAAGGACAGGCGGGCCATAGACAGGATGCTTGGCACCATCCGACTACAGGCCGAGCGGCGAGGATATAGCCCTGCGCACGGCATGATTCACGCGACACCACCTACGCATATCGTCAAAGGAACCAGCACGTACTACGACCGCGACGGCGTGCAGGCCGGCCAATGGGTCAAGACAGACCGCGTAGCAGAATCACTGGCCGAGTCCATCCGCGCCGTTGTCGAAGGTCTGAAAGACGAAATACCGAGAGCCGCAAAGGTTCCCGTACCAGCCGCAGGAAACACAGACCTGCACAACGCCTACATCATCACTGACTATCACCTTGGCATGCTCGCATGGGGCGAGGAATGCGGCGAGGATTGGGACTTGGCCAAGGCAGAAACGCTGCTCTATCAATGGTTCGAGGCCGCCATTCTCGCCGCGCCACGGGCCGCTACAGCGACGTTCGCGCAGTTGGGTGACTTCATACACTGGGATGGTCTGGATGCCGTCACGCCGGCAAGCAAGCACATCCTGGATGCCGACACGCGATTCCCAAAGGTCGTCCGCGCTGCCATTCGCATGATCCGCCGCATTATCCGGCTGCTGCTGACGCGCCATCAATCCATCACGGTCATCATGGCCGACGCGAATCACGACCCCGCCAGCGGCGTGTGGATGCGCGAGATGCTTGCCGAGTTCTACGACCACGAACCGCGTGTAACCGTGGACAACTCGCCGGACAGTTACTACGCCGTCCGGTTCGGCAAAACGCTGACCATGTACCACCACGGCCACAAGCGAAACGTGAGCAACGTGGATTCTGTCATGGTCGCCAAGTTCCGCGAGGACTACGGACAGACGACCTACCACTACTGCCACACCGGGCACCTTCACCACGACAAGGTGCGCGAATCGAACCTGATGCACATTGAACAGCACGAAACGCTGTCAGCCAAGGACGCCTACGCCAGCCGGCATGGGTTTATGTCGCACCGTAGCGCAAAGGTCATTACCTACTCAAAAGAGTACGGAGAGGTTTCCCGCGTGACTATCAGACCGGAAATGCTGTCGTGAGTTTCTACGACGGCTTCACCACAGACGAAGAACTGGCCGACATTGCCGAACGGATGAAAACCGCGCCCGGCGAGGCTTACGCGACGATCAGAATGTGTACTTTGCGGGAGGTGTTACGTGACCGAGAAAAAGATAGGGCGGATCGGGCTAGTAGTCGAGAATCAGAAGCCGGCGACCGAGGAATCGGTAGAACTGATTGACACACTCATCGACATGCTGACCCGTGCGCGGCCGGCCAACTGCTCGGGCTGGCGATGGTCGAAATTGAGTCAGACGGGGAATATACGCCACTGATGGCCGGTGACATCGGGTCAATCGGTGAGGTCTATTTTGCGCTGCACAAACTTGCCGGAACCTTGTGGCGAGCGAATGACGACTAGGAAGAAAACCCGGACGGCTGACAAAAAGACGCCCCATCGACCGGGAGGAAGTGGGGCGTTGAGGGCCGGCGTCAACCGGCTGGGAGTATTTGTGCCGGTTACTGCGCCGCCGGCTCGGCGTTGGCCGTGGAACCCGTTAACGCCGGCTGTTGTCCGACGATGCCGGTGCTGATTTTACCTGCCTGTGCCTTGACCCCGCAACCCCTCCACGCCTGCGCGCATCTGCCAGAACATCAGGGTCAGCCGCGTAGAAGCAACGATCTTCTGTGACTCGGATAGGCTCGGTGACTACGGGGCCGTGCTTGGCCTCCCATTCAGCAGTTGCCGCTGCGATCTGTTCGCTCGTTGGGCGGCGCACTTTGATGTCGTAATTCAGGAATCTGCTCACGGCGTCAACCCCCAGCACATCAACACAAAAGACGCGACAACCGCCCAGCCAGGAACAGACCGACGCAGGCACATGGCGATGATAAACCCGATTGGGCCTGTAAGTATGGCAGGTAACGGTGCCCACCATGGAAGTCGGTCGGCTGTCAGAATGTAGGCGGCGATGCCGAACGCAACCCATAGGATTCCGGTAATCACACCACCACCCGCAGCGCGGCCTTTGTCACGGCGGCGCGGAAGGATGCGGGGGTGTTGTCGTAATACTCGGCACGCTTTGACCATCCTGTTCCATCTTCGACAACGTAGAAAATGCTGTCGTGCGTCACGCGGTTGTTGTGGTCATGGCCAAGCAACCAGCACAGCACCGCGACGGCCTGCGAGTCGTTGTTGGCGGGGTCGAAGATGTTGGCCATCTCGCACTTGTTGTCGACCCATATCCGGCCTGCGCCATCCATGAATGCGGACGGGTCGTAAGCCCGCGCCAGTTTCAGCATCGCGTCTTGGTCGGTCATGGCGACACCTTTTGCGCACTCCGCGCTTTGTGAAACGCATCTGTGTCGGCGGTAGTTGTTACGTTAATCCAGTCCGTGTAACCCATCGGGCACATAGCGCCAGACGCATCTATGCCGAACTTGATTGTCCGGTACTGCAAAACGGCCTCTCCAACGTATGTGTATTGCGGAACCAGTTGGCGCATTTCTATTGCATGACCGTTGTTCATTTCTCCCCCTTGCCGGACTCGGCAGACTGTAGCGTCATCGGATATACGACGTCGGTAGGCCCGAACACGTCAAAGATTGGCAGTCCACACGCGCCGCACAGGTTCTCCCCATGCTCAAGGTCGTCGTGAAATGCACCGCACTGGCAAACGTCGTCCGGCTCTCTTTCTTCCCACATTTCGTGGGAGCACATTTGATGCTCCATCACTCCACCCCCTTGCCGGCTGACTGCGCGGCTTCCTGTTTTTCGAGCAGTTCGATCAACCGACAAGCGTTGTTGCCATAACCGTCTGCAAGCAAGAATGTCAGTTGCTGCATCACATGTTCCATGCGATCCGCTGCGTGGCTCATTTTGTCCGCTGCCGATTCCATTCTGCGAATCGCGTTCCAGTCAACTTCGCTCACGCTCCTTCCCCCTTCGCTGCCTGCTGGGAGGCGGAGAGCATGGCGCGGTAGATTCTGGCCGCTGCGTTCTGATCGTTTTCAGTTGAACCGCTAATCCCGTATTGCTTTGCGCAATCAAAGAAGGTTTCGCCACCTACGATATACATTTCTGCGGATATTTCTTCCGCCGCCGCCTCCCGCTTGGCGAGGGCTGCGCGGAGTCCCATGATTTCAGCGGCGGCAGCAAGGCAGAGTTTATGGTAGGCGGTTACCTGCGCCGTCCGTCCCGCCGCTGAACCAAACCCGTCTTCAAGTCTGGCAACTATGTCGTCGCTCACGTTGCGTCTCCTTTGGCGAGGATGGCGGCTTCCAGTATGCGGCGCATTTGCGGACGCGTTACGCAGTCTTTCGATTCGTCCCAATCAACTAACGAGCCAAGCGGGTCGGCTTCTTTCAATGCCGCTACCAGCATCGCTTCCGTAACCACATCCCGCGCATCGCCGGCAGTCTCCGGGGCAGGATGCGCTTCCATAGCGTCATAGCCGCAATCTTCAAGCACATTCAGCAAGTCGTAAATACGGCGCAAGAAACCCTGCGAAATATCGTTGTCGATAGTGACTCGCCCGTCTGCGTGTTCCTCGCAATCTTCCATCATCAGTGCGACTTGCCGAACGAGGCTATTCAGACAGGGAGCGTACTTATCGGGGGCAGGCTGCGCTGGGGCGGCTGCGTAGCGCTCTACAGCAGTATCGAACCCGCGAGTAAATCCTGCGTTGAAGATATGCCTATTGCTCGCCATATCGAGGCTGCTATGGCGAGCAGAAAAGTAGTCTTCTTCGCTGTTTGTTGCATACGCCTCACGCAATGCGATATGGCTTTCGCGGTAAATCGGCACCGCCCGCCGCTGCGCTTCCAGCGTGTCGCAGACTGTGCGGATGGCTTCCGTATAGTCAACGCGAAGGTGTGGCGCGTAATGGCGAAGTTGCGCAATCGCTTCGTCTTCCGTCATCTTCATGGCTTCTGCTCCAGGTTCAGGTTCGGGCGGGAGATGAGTTCGATTAATTCGTATTCACCGCTAATTGAATGGCGGTCGTTGTAAATCAGTCCTGTACGGCATTCCTTGTAGCGCCGCCACTCTACCGGCGCACCCTCCACCAGCGCCTTGCCGCGGGCGAGTTCCGCCGTCAGCGTTGCGACTTGTTCTATCAGCGAGCCTACATTCTCTCGCGCCTCTGCATAATCAAGCCCCTTAAATCCGGCCTCATTGAGTGCAGCAACCAGCGGATACACATGCTCGGAAAAGTTCACAGTTTGCGCGCCAACAATACTGTTGCGGATTGCATTCACCTTATCCGCCATTGCCGTCAGCGTTGCGACTTGGGCGCGGAGGGCTTGCTTTTCGTCTGCCATCGCAATCAGTTGGTCAGCGGCTCGCTTGGCAATCTCGTCAAGCCTGTCGGCGCGCACATATGGAATGCACACCGATACCGGGTCAACGCCGCTGAACCACGTCACCTCCTGCGTATCATCAAACTCGTACAGCCAGTCCTCGCTTTCGTCGCCAATGGCAAGGCCGATGCGCTCTGGTGCTGACTTGTAAAGCGGCAAGGTCGTTTTGTCGGCCGCGTCAATGTCGATCATGTCTTCCGATTCGTCGCTCACAGTCACTCTCCTTTGCCAGATTCG